CATGGTAATCCGCATCGATGTCAGTTCCGCCGCCGCCGAACTGAGAGTAGAGATCCGTCCCATATCCCGTGATGTTTACGGTCTGCTCCAAGGTGAAGCACTGCCGCATATCAGTATCGCTATCAGATCTGTTCCATGGAATTTTTCGGCGCGAGAACGGGATAAAGAGATCCCTTAAGGGCTCCTGGCCAGTTGGATCATTTGAGTAGAGATAATCGTTTGTAAGAGGAAGCGTCATCCATTCAGACGTATCTTCCAGGTAATAGCCAGGAATGGCGCACGCTCCGGCATCCTTCAAGGGGAGATCATTCTGCCAAGATGGCCCCCAAACAAGCATTGTCTTGCCTGATGGACTTGTGTAGGAAGATGGATCGACGCCATTGGTGCTCGATCCTGGCGTTGCAGAATCCGATAAGGCCCAGTAAATGCTGCCACCAGATCGATCTGATCGACCGTGCATCCAGATCCGATACCACCCATTGGCATAGGCTTCGATGCCGTTTGTTCTCTCGACAAACCCATCCGTCGCTTCAGTCCAGCTTCCTATGCCGGGTTGATAATATTCCTCCGTCCGCACACCCGTCTCAATATCCCACGTGCACGAGTACCACGCATCCTGCGTCGTCGGCGTCGTGTTGGTCTGGGATAGCGTGAAATATTTCGCGCTGCCGTTGTACTTGACGAAGACGGCATGCGTATTGCGTCCAATATCAGGTTGCGAACTGTTGAACTGGATTGTGCGGCTGACGCTATATCCGGTATAGGTCGAAGAAATACCCGTTACCGTTCCAGTGTTGCCGTTCTCTGTTAGCAATCCAGCCTTCAAAAGGCCTGATGGATCCGTGTCTGTATAGTTGCAGCGGACAGTGCCGTTTTGAATCTGCGCCACATACGTCCTGCGATCTCTGTAATCTCCGTTGTAGGCGGTCGATGAGTCAAAAACCGTTCCGGATCTCTTGTACGTCAATACTGAATTGTTGCTGTACACAGTCTGATCTACACGCACTCCCATTGGAGTGCCTGCGGCATCCCATTCATAAGGGAGGGCTAGATCGTCTAGGCGCCATTGGACAAACGTATCGTACCGATTGTCTTCTGTGCGCCAATAGAAGTCATTGTCAGGCGTGCCAGCTTCGTGAATTTGGTGGCCCCAGACCTGTATCCCGCTCGTCCCATCTCCTGCAAACGTCACGTTGCCGAGGTTGTCCTTCATGCGGATTCCCCACTCAGAATCATCCGCGAGAGAAACGACATTTACGAAGACACGCCACCAACCGTCCCCCTTGTCGACCGTGTAGTAATCGAGAATGTAGAGCGTATCAGGCGCAGTGCCGCTGGCATAATACTGGTACTGCTCTGAAAGCGTGATGTCGCCTGTCGTCAGGTCGACATCAAAGAGGGCGCGATGGACGAAATTGCTGTCTGTGTCGAGCCAGTCGTTTGCCCATGGCGTTGTTGCTTTTGTCGGCCATGATGAAGAGCGAGCTCCGACAACAAAAAACTGGCACGTATCAAGGCCATCTGCCTTTACCCACAAAGACAGCCATAGGTCAGGGCACTCGTAGTATTCTGTCCAGATGTTTGAGCTTTCATCCCATCCACCAGAGAAATGGAAATGTGATGTCCAGTGCTGCTCGTTCGTTGTTGTCGGGACCAGCTTTGTAGCCGTTTGATCGCCGCGCGGTGACGTTGCGTAGTCATGGTTGACAACCATGTTGGCATCACCAACGAAGAGCTCTGTCGTTGTGTTGAAGATGCGGCCATAATACCAAAAAGTTATGTTGCGCGGCTCGAAATAACCCTGCCAATAGTAGTGGCGGAAGTCCTCAGATGAATGTACAAAGTTATGATATTGCAGACAATATCGACCATCGGCTTGGCGTGTATGCTTATTGTGGCCAATCTCGAAAGCCCAGCCGATCCATGTCATCATAAACAGATCAGGGCCAAGGGCCTTGCCAAAATCAGACGTGCCTTCTGCGCCGAACGTACCGCTTCCTTCGTAGTTATAGGTCTCTGGATTGTTTGGATCTCTGACATAAACCGACTGATCTATGAAATCAAAGGCGGCCACGGGCGCTCGCCCGTCGGCGAGAATCTCTGCATTTGTGGCGTTCTCAGATGGAACGTATGCATTCGCCTGATTGTCTCCAGATCGGTCGATCGCAAGATAAACATCGTCCTCGCTTGGCCCAGGCAGAACGCAGACGCTATCGACAACACCAGATGTAACGAACTTTGACCATCCCTGAATCTTGTTATCAGGATCCTCGTCGTCATAGACCAGGATGGCGCATTTGCCGTCTTCGCGCACGGCCCAGACGTAGGTTTCTGGTTCGCGCTGTATGGCGAGCTCCGTGATGCCTGTGCCGCATATATCCTCGTTGAGTTCCGTGAGGTCTCCGGAGCGGTAGTCCTTGTCATCGAAGGAGAACCCAAGAGCCATGACTTTTTTGCCGGAGCGATGCACAAAGATGCCCTTGGAATCTTTGCGCACAGGTGAGACATCGGCACTGCCGTATGTCGAAGCGTCTTTCAACGTGATGTTAGTTGGCGTGAGGGGTCTGTCTAGAGAGGAAGAGCGGATGGATACCTCTGAACCAGATGTTCCAACCAAAAGGCGTTGAAGGGGCAGGAACCAAGAGGCGCGACTTACTTGCCCTCCCGTCGCGATTTGGCGTGAAATGGTCGCGGAGTCACCGGACTTGAGATCATCGAATCCGTAGTAGTTGTCGGATTCAGACCCCCAAATATCATCAAGCGACGCCCACCAGAGTCGCCCGTCATAGAGCGCGACTGCAGATGGCCAGCCGTTATAGTCCGACCACGATCCAACGGACCAGGACGCTGTCTTTGAGGTTGCGTTGAAGGGTTCGATGACTTCAACTGTGCAGCTCGTTCCTGACGTGACCCCGGTAATTCGTCCGATGCCATAACCTGAATCTCCCTCATCTTGAATGGAAACCGTTGCCGTACCGCTGGTGTAGGCGCCCTCGACAAAGCCAATGCGCATGTAGCCGATGACGTTGTCGTCTTCTTCCTCGCCCTTATGCACCACGGAGATATTGCTGTAGATGTACTTTGCAGAGGTGCCGTCGTCGCGGTTGTAGTCCAGGAAATCTCCGGCCTCGCCCGTGATCGAGCGCTGAACGATCAGCGTTCCAGACCAGGATCCTGAGATCTGATAGGAAAACTGGCGGTCGTTGAAATTCTTGGCTTTCACGCCACGGACCTGGAACACATCCGTGAAGGTGTTGTTGCCGGCGAGCTCATAGGTCGCATCAAGGCGTTCATGGAAGACGCGCACCAGGGAGCCGACCATGTTTGCATCGAAGACATCGCGATCGGCCGTCAGCGTGACCTCGCCATAGGTTGCGCTGGGCTGCACGGCAACGCCTGAAACCGGTGGCGCTGTGAAGGGACCATCATCGGATTCATAGTAAACGACAGACCAGGAATGATCGCCGCGCCGCTCGATCTTGAGTTGATCAACATTCCGGTTGGCAAGGAACATGACATCGGCGGATTGATCATACCGGAATCTTTTTAGATCTGCCTCAGCCCATGGCGCTTCTATCTCCATCGTCCCTTCGGTCTCAATCGAGACCTGAGATATGATTGCCTTGCGCTGCAGGCGCGTCGTGAAGCGCACGTAGAATGTGCCGAACGTAGGTGTAAAGGCCAGAGAATGCACGCCCCGATCGAGAGATGTTTCCTCGATGTATTGTTCACCACCAGACGAATATCCGACGCGCAGGCGAACCGGGCCTGCTCGACGTTTACACTCGATGTGGAGATGGTCTGCTGCGTCCAGCATTCCGATCCACGGGCCCGGGCCTCGAGCGTCATCAGATTGCCGGCGATCGTGATGTACGATCCGCTCGTCGTGCTTTTGGTCCAGCCTCCGTCATAATCAAAGCGCGTGTTCGTGACCTGACAATCGACCTTTGCGCGCGATACAGGCGCATCGTCCACCCACACGCGCAGCATGCCATCGGAGAGCTCGAGCATGGCAACGTCATCGACGGAGCGCACGAACGGCATCAGCCGGATCACAGAGCTCGCGGTCGTGCCGAGGTACTGTGTACCCGGGCGCACGATGCCGCTGCCAACCGATTGCGGGAAAATGTTCTCCTGGATCTCGGCAGCAAGAGGCGTGATCTCCAGGTCGACACGCGCAAGGCCTGCCGCAGAAAACTCACCGACCGTGAACTTTGAGATGTGGACGTTTTCCTTTGGCACCCCTTACCTCCACCACGGACGGCCAGAGTAGGTGCGCGATCCAAGGCGTGACTGCACCAGACGGCCGGGGGGGGGCCGTATTGCTGGTTGATTCAGAGCATCCTTGGACCGCGCATCTTTCATGGCCCGATCGCGCAGCTCGAGAAGCTGGTTGAGCTGCTCGGTCGGCATGGCCGTCAGGTGCGGCGCGATGCGATAGGCCAGTTCGTGTTGAACGAAGAGCTCATACGTTGCCGGCCACTTCGATGTGTCCTCGCCATATGAGGTATCGTTGGAGATGTAGGAAACATAGAGCGGGTTGACGTCGGCGAGCCAGTAGCCGCCTTCATCGACATACGCCTCGAGCGTCGGGTCCATGTACTCGTTGCCGCCGATCGCGTTGAGGCGCACAAAATCGGTAGGCTTTTCAAACGCATAGACCCAGCCGAACTCTGGAGTAACCTCTGTCGAGGCCTCGAACATGACGGCCCGCAACGCAAAATTCCACAACCCTTGCTCGAGGCACCACGCCCGCGCCTCCTCATAGACGTCATCAAGGATATAGCGCGCTTCGACATCGTCCGTGATGGTCGACAGCTTGCGGTTTTTGATGATGCGCAGCGCCCCATTGTAGAGCGAGAGTTGTGATGCAGCCATCAGGCGACTTCCTTCTCAGCTTTCGGCACCTTCGGCATGACGAGGCCAGCGCTCTTGAGGTACCGGTTCATTTCCTTGATGGCTTCGCCCTCGCTCTTGTGGTCGCGCGATACCTCGCCGCCCTCAAGGCCGATGACACGCCATTTTGTTGCGTTCAGGAACTCGACGCGCACGACCGGCCTGCCATCCTTGGCAAGGGGTACGAGCGTCGGAGCGGCTGTCTCTGCGATCTTGTCGATCTCGGCCATCGCGGCAGCGCCGCACTTGCCGTTGACATGGGGACGCTGCACCATGTGCACGCCGCCGACGGTCACTTCGCGCACCGTCAGATCGATGTCATAGGATCCGTTCTCGGCAACGCAGCGGATGATGTCGTTCTTCTTCAGCGTGCCGGTCGAGAAATGCGCCCAGCTGACGGGCTTGAACAGATCCTCCATGGTCATGCCGGGAGGCACGTCGACGTGATAGCTGGTAAAGCAGTATGCCGCGGTCTGGTTCAGGGCTTTCGCCGGGATGTATTTAATTGCCATTGGCCACCTCTTGAAAAGAAAAGAGGCGAGACCCGAAGGCCTCGCCCCGCTTGAACGCGAACTGAAGCGTAACTTAGGTGCTGGTTGCTGCGAACGTCACAGACGCTGCAGAGCTCGCACCCACAGTGTAGACAATGCCGTCAGCGAAGGCGGTGTACGCACCGGCCGTCGTCATCTCAACATTGCGGAAGGAATCGCCCACCTTCATGCCAAGGGCAAAGCCGTTGGAGATGAAGCCCGTCGAAGCAGCAACAGCCGCCGTGTGGGTCGATGAGTAAACCCAGATATTGCCAGGGCTGTCACCGTAGGTCTGAGCGATCAGCTTCGGAGGATTAGTCGAAGAATAAGCCATTAGTCCCTCCTATTAGCTGGCTACATATGCAGAGCCGTCATGGACCATCTTGACCACACCGGTATTCTGCAAAAGAGCTGCGCCATGGTAGAGCGTGGCATTGGTCCAGGAGACCTGCTGCTTGCGCTCATAGCCGGCATCAACAGTCATCTCGGCCACATTTGCCGCATGACCCAGCGAGTCCATGTGCCACATGAAGCACGACTCACTGTTGGTGCCAACACCGGTTAAGTTGGGATGAGTCATCCAATTGATGCCACCCCAACGCTTGACACGACGCGATGCGCCCGTCAGCGGCTTGATGTCCTGATAGTCAGCCGAGGCGTACTCCTTGATCTGCATCAGGTAGCCATCAAAGGCCGGCGTGATCGCTGCAAACAGCTTGTCTTCCTGCGTGAGGTCGACTTCGTTGTTGCCCAAGATCACCTTGGCCTTGACGATCAGATCGAGCGATGCCGTGACCGCAGCACCCGTCGTCTGGGTGGCCGTGTCGAGCACGTCGATGATGGTCTGATCGATGTCACGATGAAGCACCGCCTGAGACGATTTCATCATGATTTCCTTTTGGTTACCTTGATTCGCGAAGAGGTCGAATCCGGTCATCTCAAAAGGTCCGTGACGCTCAACGAGCGTGACGGTCGTCTGCGTGGAGCTCGTGGTCTTGTAGGGGATCTGACCGTTCGAGCCGCGCGTTACCGCGGTCGCACCACCAGAGCCGGCTACCAGGAACACGGCCTGATTACCCTTCATCAGGGTTTCGCGTACCGTACCGATTTTCAACAGGGAGTAGTCCTGTTCGAAGGAGGCGATATATTCCTCTCGGTATTGTACGACAGGTACTGCTGGGTTTCCCATTGGGAACCTCCTGTGTCGCAAAATTGAGGATTGGGTTTGTGTGCCTCTCGTCCGGTTGTCCGCTGGTAGCAGAGCGCGAGCGCGGGTTGCCCACTGGGATGTGGGGCCGCAGGCGATGCTGGTGCGGGGCGGTTGATGCTGGCGTTAGGATCCTGCGCCGGATTGCTGCGGGGCCTTTCGTGCACATGCTTTCCCAAGCGTGCGCGCTATTCGGGTTGCCCACTCATCCGGTGAGAGCAGGGGATGGGGCGCTATCTACAGTTTCGAAAAACTGCAGACAACGCCCACACCGCCGATCTCAGGGATCGAAGTAGCTCGGGCCAGATCGTGTGTTCTTCATCTGGCGCTCGAGGATCTTTGAGTATTCCTTGTCCATGCCTTCGCGCTTGTAGCGATCGAAGTCCGTCTTCATGACCTGCCTGATCTCGTCCAGGCGCGACTGCGCTGTCACCGCAGCATCGCCATAGACCAAGGAGCCCTCACCCCAGTGGTTGAGGCCGAGCTCGATCAGGAACTGCGCCACGTCGACATCGTTGATGACGCGGTTGCCGTCCTCGTAGCGGGCATTGACCAGCTTCTCGGCGACATTGCGCGGAAGCGGGCCGTCTGGATCGTTGAGCACCCTCTGGAAGACGTTGATCTGCGGCCGGAACTCCTCGCCAAGGCGCGAGCGCAGGGCGTCCTCATTCTGCTGCAGCCATGTCCGGTCCGCCTCGTTGCGAGCCTCGTTCTGCTGGGCGACGAGCTCGGCATAGGTGTTGAGCACGGCATCGACGTGGGTCTGCGAGGCATTGGCCGCGTGCAGCTTGGAGAACAACGCATCGAGCATCGGCGCATCGTCTTCGCTCCACTCGACACCATCGATCTGAGGACGCTTGTAGCCGTCGGCGGCTTCAGGCACACCGTTGGCCTTGCGCCACTCGGCGATCTGCTCTTCCGTAGCGCCTTCATCGAGGCCCTTCTTGTACTCACCGCTCGAGATCTTCTGCTCGGCCGCGAGCCATGAGTTGACGATCTTGGCCGGATCCGAGAACCGCTCCAAGCGCTTCATCAGCTTTTCATCGCCGTTCGAGAGCTTGGCGCGCCAATCGCTCGGCCAGTGTGCCGGCGCCTCGACCTTCACGCCATCATCGCCGCCTTCCCCCAAAAGAGAAGCCCCGCTTCCGCGGGGCTCTTCGGGGGTTTCTTCGGGAGGATTGTTGTGTCCTAGCCCTATTGTGTCTGCTGCCTCTCGCGGAGCAGGATCTGCGCCCGTTTCCGGGGTTTTCAGATCTACATCTTCGCTCATCTTTTGCCTCTGGTTTTATCCCGGTCGCGCTCGATTGCCTCCAGCACATCGGGGTGGTTGAGTTTCAACAACTGCAGACCGACGAACCGCTTGCCTTCAGCAAAGCTGGTCTCGCGATCGCCTTCCAGACCGCCTGGACGCCAGGACATATCTGTGTACTCGCCGACTCCACACACGTACTGGATGTACTTCCACACAAGCGCCTGCTGGCCTTCGTTGGCCTTTCCGGCCACGAACGACCGGAACGCAAAGACTATGTCGTCATCCCATACAGCAGGCTCGTAGGGGTGTGCTTTTGGGATCCACTTCATACGGCGCTCGCTCTAGCTGGTTGCTTGGGCGCCGGCAGCGCCTTCTGTCCACCAGGACCGGCAAGCTGACGCTGCTCGGGCGGCATGGTGGCCTTGTCGATTTCCTGTGAGGCCTGTGCGGCCATGCCAGCCGTCTCGGAGAAGCCTTGGACTTGTGCCATGAGCTCCTGCATCTGCTGCTGGCCGGCGGCTTCTTCCTGCTCTGCGGCAAAGTCTGCATCGGTCTTGAACCAGTCGGCCGGTGCGGACACGCCACGAATGGCGTCCTTGAGCGCCAGATCGAGATCGACCGGCATTGACTGGACACCCATCTGGGACGCCGCCGCGATGAGCTGAAGCGTCTCCTGGAACTGAGAGACCGCCAAACGCTGCTCGGAGTCTTGCACGGGAGATTCGAACTGCCATGTGACCTCGGCGCCAGCCAGATCATCTGGCACTTCCTCGCTCGGGAACGCGCCCATGTTGCGCATCAGGGCGAAGGATTTGTCGAGCACGCGCGAATTGTATTCGACCTCGATCGGCTCAAACAGCGGCAGCAGGTTCCTGATGAACTCTTGCTGGCGGATCGACACCTCGCGGGCCGTCATCTGATCGGCGCCCTCGACCTGCGGCATCTGCAGCTTGTCGATGAACCACGCCTTCTGCAGCATCTCGCGCATGTCGGTGCGCATCGAGAAGGCCACGCTCATGTTGTTGTCGACGGTGATCGGCTGGACCGCCTCGCGCAGCTTGCCATCGAAGCTGAAATCGGCCCACGTGATTGCACCGGCCGCAAGGTTGACCTCGCGCACGGCCTCTTCCACGGCGACGACCGGCGGATCGACGGCCTTTTCGCCCGCCTCAAGGATGATGCGTGTCATTTGCTGCATCATGCGCGCATCCGGCAGACCGATGCAGGTCGTCGGGCTGTAGGCATAGGCAAGGCCAGACACGGTGTGCCAGCGCGGGATCACGTAGGGGAACTCTGGCATCCCGCCTTCGCGCAGCACCTTCTGGTTGTCGGCATCGACATAGATCACGACATAGGGCAGCTTGCGCTTCTTGCCGTAGCTCGAGGCCTTGTTCTTGGAAATCATGTCGTATTCGCCATAGGGCAATACGATGCAGCGGACGTTGAACTCTTTTCCGGGCTCGCGCTTGGCGGCCTGCTTGATCGTCGGATGGACGTTCTTTTCGCCGAACCGCTCGAGCATGCGCCGCGCGGTCATCTTGTCCTTGCGGTGGAGATGGTCGATGTCGCCGGCATAATTCTCCAGCCATGCGCAATCGCGCAGGTGGAATGTCCGGTAGAAGAGGTGATCGCGGCCTGGGGATTCCTCGACCGAGATCACACCCTGACCGAACGTCACGAAGTCATGATCGCACTCTTTGGTGGCGCGCACGAACTTGGTGCGCGTGTCGTACATGATCGACTTCATCTTGCGCACGACATACTCGAGGTATTGCGCATTTTCTGGATCGGCATCCCTCTCATCATCGAGCGTCGTGGTGCGAAACCACTGACGCTCGCGCGGACGCAGCATGCTCGAGATCGAGTTGCCGAGTTCGCGGCGCAGAAGCGATGGGTAGGAATCCATCAGGTGCTCGGCGAAATCGTCACCCATGACGTGCTCGCCTGTGAAGTCCGATCGCTCGACATAGAAGTTTTCAGCAATCTCCTGCCACAGCGATAGCATCGGCTCGCGCTTGGCAAACAGGCGATTGCCCAGATCGATCAGCTCTTTTGCTCGGAAATCGCCTGCTGCCATTGTTAATAACTCCCCTTAGCGCCGCCGCCACCGAAGGTGCCACCGCCGCCTTTGACAAGGCGCGTAGATTGACGGCCTTGAGACATTGCTTTTTCCATCAATTCACGACGGCGCTTTTCCTCTTCGGATTCCTGGTTGAGCACTGGCATGCGCTGCTTGGGCACAACCACCTTCGGCGCCTTCGGCCGCTTGAACAAACCACCCATGAGACAAGTCCTTTCGTTAAGAGTTCACTAGCCACCCAGCGTGCCGCCGATGGTCCGGCCGGCCCGCGCTTGCTGTTGACGCTGCTGACGACGCTCTTGCACTTGAGCGATCTTCTGCTCCACTTCCGCGCTGCGTTGCTGCGGGACTTCCTGACCAGCCGTTGCAGCGTTCTTGTTGGGGTTCTGGTTTTCAGGGGTCATCTTTTTTCCAAAGAGCCCCCGCGTTGTTTCGATCAAATTCGACATGGTTAGCGTCGTCCTCTTTTCATGTGCGAATACCCGACGTTCGAGTAGCTCGGGCGGTTGCCTGTTGACTTGGCTTGCAGCCTACGCACGACCCCTTCTTGCGCCGACCAACACATGACAGTTGCGTCTCCCTTGCCGGGAGAGCGGCCGATGCGATCGCGGATCTTGATCTTCTCTTCCAGCTTGATGCCGTTGGCGGTCACCGTGAACGTCGGCGCCGTCAGGTCAGAGCGCAGCTCGGCATCGGGCGGAAGCGCGATCGGGCTCCCACCTTCCTGATCCGGGTCGAGCGCCTCACGGAACCTCCACCACGCCTCAGCGCGCTTGTTGACGAACGACAGCGTGCGATCGAGCGTCTTCTGACCGGTCTTGTTGGCGCCGTTGAAGGGCGTGTGTGCGATCATGTTGTCACGCAGGCGCAGGCAGACAGCGCCGCCGTAGCCGCCACCGACATCCACGACGACCGGCGCATTGTTGCGCCTGTGCTTGATGATGCGGCCGGCCGTGGTCGAGCCGTCTGCTGTTTGATCACCTTGGGTCGTGATCGGCTGACCAAACCAAGGTCCGTGGCGCGCAACAATTTCTTCGGCGTCCGCGCCGCCGCCGGCCGGATCGACGGCCATCGCCGTCATGGCGAAGTCCCTCCATCCATCCGATGTCCAGCGGCTTTGCGCCTCGATGACCCACTGTGTTGGGATCACTTGAAATTCAGCGTCAGCACGCGCCGCCATGAAATTACCGTCACGCACGGCGGACCGGATCGGCTCTGGCAATGCGTCGAGCTCTGCCTGATAGTTCGTCCTGATCAGGTACGGGTTATCAGACAAAGCCGCGGGTATGAACGTGCGGCTCTTGGCGTAGAGCGTCTGGCCATCGCGCTGCACGGGATGGCGCCCATGCTCGTCGTTGCCGAGATCCCTCTCCTCGATCTCGATATCCATGATTTTCTTTGGATCCTGCGGATCCGGGACCGAAACGTACCAGCGCAATTCGCCATGCTCGGCTGGGTGATGGTGCGTCAGATCCAGCCAGGGCCGGAACATGCCGATGATCCAATCGCCATCGGCATCGACCGGCGGGTTGGTGCCCAGCACCGCGCGGGTGCGGCCGCCGCTGGCATCACGCAGCCAGCCCAAGTGGAAGCGGATCTGCAGCTCGAGGAACTGACAGGCTTCATCGAAATATTTGTAGCTGAACGGGTTGCCCTGCCAGCTCTGCTCGTCACCCAGAAGCTGGTTGGCGGCGAACTGGATCAGTCTCCCGTCTGCTGTGCGCAGGCTCGGCGGCGGCGAGCCGCTGTAGCCCTTGCGCGATCCATTGATCTGGAGCGCGCGATCTGTGAGGCCCGTGAGCTCGGTATAGCGGCGGCGCATGACCAGCGATCGGGTGAACTGGGTGAACGCGAGGCCCAAGCCAAGATCCGACTTGCCGCCACCGCCCTGGCCGCCATAGAGCAGCACATCTGCTGGGCTGAGATAGGCCTCGAGCTGCGGTCCCGGGTTGGGGATCCACAGCTTGCCCTCTGCATGCTTGTCGGCGCGATCGAGAACCTCTTTGCGTTTGTCGTCCGGCAGCGCGTTGAGCTGCTCTTGGATCTCACTCAGAAGGCTCATCTTTTTTCGCCTTCGCTCTTTGCTTGGCCGCGGTCACGGCTGTGCCCAGCAAGAACGCAACGCGCCGTGCCGATTCCAGGTCATCGACGGCCTCTGTCTTGATGGGGCCACCATCGGCTCCGGTCATCTCGTTGACGACCTTCTCGCCGAACACCTTCGGCAGCATCTTGGTCAGCATCCACTTGCGGGATTCAACGCGCAGGCGCGAGCGCTGCACATGCTCGCCATTGAGCTGCCATGACAGCTCGCCGTCCTTGCCTTCGCGCGTCATCCAATCGTTGCTGCCATCGTCGGCGATCTCGAGCATTTCCTCGGCCATCGACAGGTAGCCGGCCTCGCGGGCCGCGGCGTAGTGGACGGCGAAAGGATGATCTGGCTTGAGCGCCCACAGGCGGACCGCCTTTTCGTCCGGCATGTGGGTATCCTTGCAGATCGACCGCAGGCTTTCGCCTGCAGCCAACCGATCGCAGATCTCGTCGCCGAGCGCCTTGGTATAGACGCTCGGCCTGCCCCTCTTTTTGGGTTTCGTCTTAGGCTTCGGCATGGACCGCTCCATTCACACGGCGCTTGCTGCGAACCTTTTTCGTCTTGGTTGGAACCTTGGCCTCGGCCTTGGCCGCGACCGCGTCCGCGACCTTGGCGGCGCTTGCCTCGACCTCAGCGGCCGCCATCAGGATCTTGTCGGGCTTTTGCGCTGGGTTGGTGTAGGCCATCTGCAGGGCCAGACCGTCGCCGACCCAGGTCTTGATGGTATACAAATTCGCGTCCAGCGCGCCCTTGTAGAACATGGCCTCATCGCGCGCGGCCTGTATCTTCTGCTCGGCCTCGCGGATCTTTGCGGTGAGCTCCTCGTTGCGCGCCACCAGCTTGATGTGCATGGGGTCTACTTCGCGAAATCCGTAAAACGGCGGCGGACGCAGCAGATCAGACTCGTGCGGGATGGTGACTTTGATGCCCATCTCGCGGGCCAGAGCGATGAAGAAATGACAGCCAGAGCGCTGAAATTCCCACTCTTCTTGAGCGCTCATATCCACGCCCCACAGGCCGATCTCGGTCGCCCCTTGATGGATCGCGAGCGCGAACATCCAGGACAGGCTCGAGGTGAAGAACCACGGTCCGAACTTGCGCACCATCTCGTCCTTGGGATAGGCGATCGAGGCCGGCACGGCTTGGATCGGATCGATCATGTAGACGGGGCACGTCGCGTTCGCCAACCACGTGCGGTAATTGATGCAAAACCAAGACCGCTCGGGCTCCCAGCGGTGGAGCTCAAAGAAGGCGTCCGGCGTGCGCTTGAAATACTGGATTGATCCCGGTGAGCAGGCCCAGATCTTCCATTCAGGGTCCGCATAAGGTGCGAGACGTGCGCTGGAAGGGGCGCTGCCGATGAGTGCGATTTTCATTTCTGCCTCGTGAAAGAAGAAGGCCCGCTCGAAAGCGGGCCAGTTGGGAGGAAACGCAGGTTACGAAGAGGTTGAGACGGACCAGTAGACCGTCGAAGCGGAATTGACCGCCGCCCACTGGTCGGTGGTGATGCCGATCAGATGGAGCGAAGGCCGCACAGAGGCCGCGAACGTGACCTTAACGCCTTCCTGGTCCGTGCCGGTCGAAGCGTAGATCGAGCAGGCGCCGTTAGCCGTAGATCGAACGACCGTATTGGCGTAGGTGGAGGCATTGATCACGACCTTCTCGCAGCCGACGTAAGGTGGTGCGGCAAGCGTGAAGTCCAGAGCGGACCCTGAATTGATGACCGACACACCGCTATCGGCGAGCGTGCTGGCCGTCGTTACCGTTTCGACAGGGTGACGTGTGCCGGGGGTGCCGACCAAGAACCCTTTGTCGTCCAGACCCAGCCGGCGTCCGTGGATGCTCGTCAGGATCTTATCGGCCCATTTAGATAGTGCCATGGTGATCTCCTTGCTGTTGCTGTTGCTGTGGAGACAATAAAAAACCCCGCCGGAGCGGGGTCGGTGGCTACGCGATACAAACCGGTTGAGGCTCTGGCACTGGGAGCCTGTGTCTGACGGTGTACCCCTTTCGGTAGAGATATTCTGCTGCCCCTGGCGGGGTTTGATCCGTAAAGCACCACATGGCGCCCGCTGCCACAGCGTGGGCACCAGCCTCGAGTCCTTGTGCTAGGTCTCGATAGGTTCCAGCTCCACCTGCAGCCACGACAGGAATGGAGACGGCTCGACTGACCCGTTCGATAAGATCGAGGTCGTAGCCTTCAAGCGTTCCGTCGCGTTCCACGGAGGTGAGCAGGATTTCTCCGGCGCCGAGCTCCTGGACACGTCGCGCCCAAGCAACTGCTTCAAGTCCTGTATTTCGTCGTCCGTTATGGGTGTGCAGTAGTCCATCTTTGATGTCCATCGCTACGACCACCGATTGTGCCCCGACCTTTGAGGCCGCCTCGGTGATCAGCGACGGCCGGCCTACCGCTGCTGTATTCAGTGATACTTTGTCGGCCCCGTTTGCAAGAAGGGCGACGAGAGTGTCCACGTCCCGGACCCCACCCCCCACGGTGAGTGGGAAGAAGCAATCGCCAGCAAGACTGCGTATAAAACCACAGTCGGGAGGATGCCCAGAAATGTCCAGGAGAACCAGTTCATCGACGTTCCTCGCTTGATGCACGCGCACCGTCATGCGCACCTGACCCACATTTCGCCACGACTCAAACCTCTGGCCCTTCACGGCCTGCTGTCCGCGCATGAGCACCACAGGGATGATCCTACTGGCCAGCATCCATAGCCTCTAATTGCAACGCGGCCATGGCCGCCATAGAGCCTGCAGAAGTTGAAGTCTTCACTGAGCAGCTCGTCGCCATGAACGGCTTGCGTGAAGAAATTGTAGGTGTGCTCGCCGCGATCCGAATAGGACTCGACCCTTGCCTTGATCTTGTCGAAGGCCGAGCGACGTATCAGCATGAACCCGCTGCCGGCGTATTTGACCCGGAACGGATCTGAGCCAACCTGCTCATCCTCGAGGGGCACGACGTTGAAGATACCGGTCATGGACTCCAGCTCGACAACCCCTTTTTCGACCGCGCGCCGCACCCGGTCCATGATGTCCTTGTCCTCGGTCAACATCTTCATGACGGATCCAACAGAAAACTCCTGGTCGGCATCCATGAAGAGCAGATGGCTGGCGTCCAGCGTCTTCTCCAGGAAGAGCCGCGCGATCTTGTTGCGCGCGCGCGGCACGAGACTTTCGTTGCCGACAAAGATGGTCGTCAGGCGATGCCCGTTGCTCTCCAGGTGTGACTGGAGCTGCAGCAGGCTCTTGACGTATTCCGAGCAGCACAGGCCGCCGTACATCGGTGTTCCAACGACGAGGTGCATTATTCAGCCGCCTGAAGCGCCTCCTCTTTGAGGAGCGGTCGATCGGCCTCGACGCCGTTGAAGAGCTCCCACGACGTGTGATTGTCGAGCTGCTCGATCAACCACCCCCTGGTCACGCCCAGATGCTCCAGGACGGCCTCGAGAGGCACGCCGGCATAGGTCTCTGGAAAGAGACCATCGCTGGTTCTGCACAGGTTGAGCGCCGTCTGGCGCGACATGCACAGCTCGCGGACCTCGACGGAGACCTGTGCCGCGAGGCGGCCATAGCCATACTTGCGGTACATGGCATGGTCGTGCAGGCCGGTCATCGCGTTGTCGAGGTTCTCCCAAGGCCAGTAGTTGGCTGGCGATGGCAGATAATATTCGAGGCCGGCGGCGATCGCGCGGCGTGCATTGGCCCCGCTCGACCACGGCAGAAACTGGCCGAGGAAGTAGGCCTCGATCCATGCCATATCGGCCTCGTCGGGCAGGCGGTAGTATTCCATGTCGGCCGCCGTGATGCCGTCCATGCCAACGAAATCATCGGACCGCAGGCCGAGCAGGCCACCGAACTCCGAGACCCATCGCCGGGTCATGGTCAGGGCTTCATGCGCATCCAGCGGACCGCCGTATTCGCGCTGGGGGTTTTCCCCGTAGAAGACCAGCGGAATATCGTGTTCGACGGCGGCTCTGAACGGCACACTGAAGATGGCCGCGTGCTCGGGCCATGAGATATCCCCCACCAGCTCAAGGCCCAGTCTGTTGAGCGTGGCTCTGGTTTTGATATCTGGATCGTATTCGATGGTTTTGGCATGTCTGGCCAGATTATCGATGTTGGCCCTGCCCATGGGGGTCAGGTAGCAGGTCGTTGCGGTCACCACGAGCGGCTTGGCGCCCAGGTCGATGAGCGTCATCACCTGGGCCGTAGAGTCCTTGCCGCCGCTCGAGGGGACGATGCAGTTGAAGCCGTCCTTGTTGGGACGGGCGCGCGCCAGAATATCCTGGAGCTCCTTGTAACGAGCCGCCCAGTCCACGGCCGGACGGTTGCGGTAGTTGCGGCACGCTGCACATTCGCCGTCCTCGAACAGGAGATCCGGCTTGGTGGTCGGATAGACGCAGGAATTGCATCTGATCAGCGTCATGGTTTCCTCATCAGCCAGTAGGTGCAGCGATCGAAGCCCGGTCCGGCATTGCCGGTCTCAACGAGCGTCAGGCCCTTGGCCTCGTAGAGCGCGCCGAACGGACGGCGCCACAGCTTGTCAGAATGACCGCGGTACTCGACCGCTTCTTCTTGATCGGCTGCGTACTCGATCGCCAGCACGTCGCGGTGCGAGGCTGCGATGATGGCATCCATCACGCCATCGAGCTCATGGGGCGGCACGTGGATCAGCACGCCGGCCGTGAACACGATGTCGAAGGTTTCCTCGAGGTTCTCGAGCTGGCTTGCCGGCATCACATAGACGTCGTGACCGGCCGCGGCCGCCTCATCGACCGCCTCGGGGCAGACATCGACACCGACGAGCTCGATGTTGGGGTCGACGTGGCGGATGGCATTGAGATTCCATCCGGCGTTGCAGCCGACCTCTAGGATGTTGTGCGGCCAGAGCGGCCGGGACTCGATGATGCCCTGCCAGAACGGGACGCGCTGCGACCACTGCACGCGATTGCGTGCGGTGTACTGCTTGCCGAAGTCTCCTGCCCAGAATTGCTCGCTCACCGCCCGCGTCCTCCCTTCGGAGCCTTGCCGGTCTTGAGGGACTGGCCTGTGCTCTTCTGGCAGATGGCTGCGGCCTTGCCCTTGGGCATGGACTTCTTCAGATCGTCGTAGCAGCGTCCGACTTTGCTACCCTTCGGCATCGTTATCTCCTGCCTATGATATGACCCGCAGGTTGCGGTGCGGGTCGTCCGCCTCAGCTTGCTGGCACGCCGCCCATGCCATACGCACACCTGCGACGAGGCCTGCCATCCCGAGGGGACAGACCGAGAAGGACGAATCGAGCGTCGGTCGATCGTCAAGCGTGAAATGCTTTTCAATAATCTCAGCGCCAAGCGCCGCGGCGGCGATCGGTGCGATCACGCCGTTGGTGTGATCCGAGTAGCCGATCACCGTAAACCCATTGGCCAGGGTCAAGAGATCCTGCATGCGGTTCAGGTTGGCCTGATCGATCGGGCAGGGATAGACCGATACGCAATGCAGCAGGCCGACGTTGAAGAGCCCGACGATCTTCAGAGCCTCTTGCACCTCGGCGTTGGTGGCCATCCCGGTGGACAGGATCAGAGGCTTGCCGGTATCCTTCAGCGCCTCGAGAAGCTTGGTGTTGGTCAGGTCGAACGACGAGACCTTGTAGGCCGGCGCATCGAGCGACTCGAGCATCTCGATCGACTGCAGATCGAAGACCGACGGGAACAGCGTGATGCCGATCTGGGCGGCGAAATCGAAGAGCTCCGGTAGCCAGTCGTAGTGCGTTGCCCCTTCAGAGTAGATGTCGATCAGCTTGCGGCCGGCCCACGGCCCGCCCAGCACGATCCGGTCCGGCCCGCCGCGCGCCTTGGCAAGGCGGTAAGGGTCATAGACCTGGATCTTGACCGCATCGCAGCCGGCCTTCTCGGCCTCATCGATGATGCGCAAGGCCCGCTCGAGATCACCGCAATGGTTTGCGGACATCTCAGCGATGATGTACGGCGACCTGTTTGGTCCGATGTTGACGTCGTTGATCTTCATGATCCAGCCTGTATGTGTGCTGGCAAACCGCAAATCCTAACTTCTTGAACATCCGCGCGCTTGCCTCGTTGAGCGGATTGACGTTGGCCAGATATTCACGCGGCCCCATGTACTCCATGAGCATGCGCACCGCCTCGGGGCCGTAGCCCTTGCCGCGGTGTTTCTTGTAGATCGCGATGCCGATCTCGTTGGCGCGCGTCAGATAGACGGATCCGACCACCGTTCCGTCGACCTCAACCAGCGCCCAGTATTGGTAGGGGTGGGATTCGACAAAGGCACGATGCTGGGACATGCTCGGCATCTTGCGATGCGAGATCGATTGCTCTGGCGTGCGCTCGCAGAGCAGGTCATAAAGGTGTCGGACGGCATCAGGCCGCCGTGCGACCATCACCAATTTCATCTTCCATCATCCCCCAGATGTGGCGGTAGTCCTCGAGTGTGTCGAGCGTGCGTGGCCTCTGGTCTATCACCTCGCCTGGAGGTGGTTTGAACTGGACAGCTTTGCCCTTCATCAGAGCATATGACCGGATGAGCGGCGTTACGTGCTCCATCTCATCCAGTGTCTTGTTCTCGGTATAGTGCGCTGCGGCCAGAGCTTCCATCGAGAAAACCTCGCAGTCATAGCCTGCGGGATGGTGGCGTTTTGGCCAGATGTTCGAGGTGTAATGGGCGCCTGAAACCTTATGCAGGCATAGAACCCCAAAGCACACAGCCGGATCGATCAGCGGGCAGTCTGCCGTAATCCTCATAATCGTATCGGCATTGACCCGGCAAGCGGCTTTGTAATAGCGCGCCAGGACATTATGTTCTGAACCGCCGACATAGTCGGCCCTTTCTATTGTAGAAGCATAGCCATCGAGATCAGCAACAAAGACTGCGTATTCAGAGATGATGTCGAGATCTTTTTCAGGCGTTGCGATCACGATGCGATCTACATCAGGTATCTGGTAGCAACGCTGGAGCACCTCTTCCAGAACCGTGCGTCCTGTCGGCAGCGGAAGCAGGATCTTGGCTGGAAGCCGGCTCGAGCCCAAGCGCGCTTGGATGATGACTGCGGTTTTCATTCGACCACACTAAGATGATTTGCTTTGATCATGTAGGGCTGGAACACCTCGGCCTTCGATAAATCCGGGTATTCGTCGCTGTCCAGCGGATCGTTGTGCTCGGGCAGCAGCGACAGGCGCATCAGACCCTCGGCGGCCACTTCAGGACTCATGTAGGCGTGCCAGCCGATCTGGAAGCGATCGAACTTGGGCGGCACCCCGGGGGTGCGTCCATCGAAGCGGGCCCGTCTGAGCCAGCCGGCCGCCTCGGAGTCGCTGGTGAGAATGCAGCCGCCCTGCTGAATGCCGAGCGTCTTGCCCCAGTGGTGGCTGGTGCACATCATGGACCCGGGCACGAACATACCGCTGGTGAATAGCCTCGCGCTGTCGATGATCGGTGTCGGCCCGAGTCGATAGAAGCCCTTCCAGACATAGTCCTGGAAATGGATCTTGGCGCCCACGTGGACGATTTGCATGGGCACGGACACGTAGGTCCGCCGGGGGCAACCGATCACGTCTGGCAGGCGACCTGTGGACTTGATCCATTGCAGGGACAAGAAGATGGCCATGGTGCACGAGGTCGTGGCGATCGCGTAGGGCGCGCCAGTATATTTGGCAACGGCGTTCTCAAATTCTTCTGTGACACGGTGCGCGTTCATGCAGCCTCCAGAGCCTTGCGGAGCTCATCGATCGACATGCGCGGTGCATCCGCCGAGCAATGCCCGTCATCCATGTTCTCGTGGCGCTTTTCCCAGGCCGGCAGGCCGAGGACATCGATCTTGGCGCCCATGGCCTCGGCGAGATCCCCGAGCCGGTAGGCTGGCAGGTCCGGCACGCGCAGCTCGCCGCCTTTCATGGTGACGATCGTATCGAGCACCAGATCAACCGCCTGATCGAGCGTCATGAAGAACCGTGTGCATTCCGGGTCCGTCACAGGCACCGTCTCAGCGCCGCTTGCCAGGAGCTGTCGCCACTTGGGCACCACGCTACCGTTGCTGCACCAGACATTGCCATAGCGGCAGACCGCAAATTTAGGGCCATGCGCGCCGACCGTGTTCTGGGCCGCGAGGAAGAGGCTCTCGGCGAGCGCCTTGCTGGCACCGTAGGGGCTAACGGGGGCGTAAGCCTTATCCGTGCTGAGAGCGACCACGCGGCCGACCCCGGCATCCTGGGCAGCTTCGATGACATTGATCGCTCCGTCGATATTGGTCTTGACCATCTCGACCGGGTTATAGGCACCCACCTCGATCCTCTTGAGCGCTGCGGCATGAACGACCACGTCGACGCCGGTCATGGCGCGGCGCAGGCGGTCCTTGTCGCGGACATCGCCGATCAGGAAGCGGAGATACTTGTCATCCCTCAGATCAGCGCGCATCTGGGCTTGGGTATGCTCTCCACGCGAGAACACACACACGCGCTCGGCATAAAGCGAGATTGAATCCGTCACTTCAGGGTAAAGCAGGCGTTTGACAAACGCCCGCCCGAACGAACCCGTGCCCCCGGTCACGAGATAGGATGTCATGCGGTCCTCTTCTGCCTTCTCTTCTGCCACTTCTGATCGAAGAAGGTGCGGATGATATTGTCGATGCCGCCCTCTGCCACCAGCCCACCAGAGCCAACCCACGTGCAGGTACTTGTGCCCGTACACAGCCAGTCGGACTCATCGGGCTCACGCTTGACCCAGTTCACAGTTGCGGCACCCGCCGCATTCCAGTTCGCTGCCGTGTAACTTTCACCAGCAAACGTCACCGTCGAGGTGCCATCCGCATTGACTGTTGCAGTAATAGTCGACTCGCCATCGAACGTGACAGAGCTCGATCCACTGGCGGCCGATGTGGATGAGACTGTGGCCTCACCATCACTGGCCATCGCGCCCGTACCGGCCGCCGCAAAGCTGGCCGTGACCACCGAAGCACCGACCGGTGAGACCGTGGCTGTGCCCGTAGACGACCAGTCCACCTCGGTCGCCGCCACTTCCACGCCGAACCAGGAGACCGCCGCAGTGCCGCTCGAGGTCCAGGTCGAGTCCACGGTGATGTTGCCGGCATCCCATGTGACGGTGGCGGATCCGCCGGCCGTCCAGTCCGAGAGCACGCTGGCCTCGGCATCCCAAGTGACGCTGGCCACGCCGGACACCGTCAGATCCGACAGGATCGCGATGTTGCCAGCGTCCCAAGTCACGGTCGCCGTGCCCGAGGACATCCACACGCCGGTATTCTCGGCCAGGGTTTGGCCATACCAGGAGACGGTCGAGGTGCCGGCCGAGGTCCAGTCCGCCAGATTGGTGCTGGCGCCGTCCCAGGCCACTGTCGCAATGCCAGTTGCCGACAGGGTGCTATCGATCGTCGCCAGACCAACCCAGCTCGCCGTTCCCGTGCCGGCCGCGGTGAGCGTCCCGGTGCGGATCTCGACGCCGTCCCAAGTCACTGTCGCGGTGCCAGCCGCGGTCAGTGTTCCAGCCTCGATCTGCTGGCCTTCCCAAGTTACGGTCGCGCTCGAGCTGCTCGACCAGTCGGCACTGATAGTCGCCTCGCCATCCCACGTAACCGAGCTCGTTCCGGCAGACGTGAGTGCCGCCACAACAGTCGCTTCGCCATCCCACGTAACGCTCGAGGTGCCGGCGCTGGTGAGATCGCTGGTGACCGTGCTTTCGCCCGCCCATGTGACCGTTGACGTGCCATCGGTCCCGAACCACCCCTCGGCGATGTCGGTCGTCTGGCCAACCCACGATATGCTGGCCGTTCCGCTGGCCGTCCAGGTGGCCGTTTCGGTCTGTGTGGCGACCCATGAGACCGTGCTGGTCCCGGAAGAAGTCCAGTCCGATGAGGCGGTTGCCTCGCCATCCCACGCAACGGTCGCGGTGCCTGCGCTGGCCCATGTGCTGGCCGTTGTGCTGGCCCCGACCCACGAGGCGGTGCCGGTGCCAGAGACCGTGAGATCCGAGATGATCGAGGCCGAGGCGGCCCACGACACGGTGGATGTGCCATCCGCGCCGAACCAGCCCTCAGCCAGATTGGTCGTCAATCCGTCCCAGGTTACTGTGCTCGTGCCGGCGGCCGTCCAGTCCGCACTGGTCGTGGCAGAGCCTGACCACGCCACCGAGCTCGTGCCCGCGGCTGTAAATGCGGTCAGGGCCTGCCACGTTACGGTCGACGTGCCGCTCGCCGTGAGCGTGCCCGCCTCAACCTGTTCTCCAACCCACGAAACCGTCGCGGTGCCTGCGCTTGTCCAGTCGGCGGTCTGGATCTCGATGCCGGTCCACGACACGGTGGATGTGCCTGCGGCGGTCCAAGTGCTGTCGAAGGTGCTCTGGCCAACCCACGAAACGGTCGGCACGCACGAGATCGTCAGATCGCTATCGACGGTGGATTCGCCGGTCCACGAGACCGTCGAGGTGCCTGCAGCTGTCAGCGCTGCAACCTCGACGCCGAGTGTCTCGCCGTACCATGTGACGGAGCTCGTACCGGCCGCAGTCCAGTCGGAGAGGATCGAGGCTTCTCCGGTCCAGGCCACCGTGCAGGTGCCATCGGCGCCGAACCAACCCTCGCCCTCGTTGGTCGCGCGGCCCGTCCATGCTACCGTGGACGTTCCTGCAACTGTAAGTGTGGAGTCTGCTGTGGAGTCACCAACCCAAGTTACTGTCGCTGCTGCCGAAATGGTCAGCGCTGCGACCTGCGTCTGGGTGCCAACCCAGGAAACTGTTGCTGTTCCAGAGGCCGAGAGGGCCGCCTGAACCGTCGATGCGGCGTCCCATGTAACGGTCGAAGTGCCATCAGCCCCGAACCAGCCTTCGGCGGTTTCCGTGGTGGCCCCGACCCATGAGACGCTGGCGATGCCGGAGACGGTGAGGTCGCTGGATGCGGTGGCCTCGCCGTCCCATGTGACGGTGCTGGTGCCGGTGACGGACCAGTCTACCGTGGTCTGGGCAAGCGTTACGCCATCCCACGAGACGGTGCTCGTGCCTGCGGCTGTGAGCACGCCATCGACAGTGCTTTCGCCATCCCACGATACAGAAGCTGTTCCGCTGGCTGTCAGATCGCTTGTTGCCGTCGAAGCGCCTGCCCACGAAACAGTGGATGTGCCGTCAGTCCCGAACCAACCTTCCGCGACATCTGTCGTTTGCCCGACCCACGAGACGGTGCTGGTACCCGCTGCCGTCAGATCGCTGTCTGCCGTGCTCTGACCGTCCCACGCGACGGTGGACGTGCCTGCAACAGACCAGTCTGCTGTGACGGTCGCGGCCGCCGTTTCTCCAACCCACGAAACCGTGCTCGTACCCGCTGCCGTCAGCACGCCATCGACGGTCGCTGCCGCATCCCACGAGACCGTCGATGTTCCGGCAGAGGTCAGGGCAGAAGATACAGTGGAAGATGCTTGATAGAACCATGGCTCTGGACGCAGATAAACGTAGTTAATTGTTGCAGATGATGGCGTTCCACCAAATCCAACTTGAATAATAAAGTTAACAAGTGTTTCTGGTGATAAATTGTAACCTACATTAGGATAAAATGCTCCATCACCAGACTGACTGGCAATACTGATATCTGTAACAACTGCTTGATACTGCTTTTGTAAGTAACTTGTAAAAACTGAACTCGCAGGAAAACCATCACCGTCTGGATTGTTGATCACCATTTGGTTGTTGGAGAACGACATCGTTGTCGTTCCACCACCAACTAGAGACCATCCGCTTGAGTCTCCGTAGTCAAATTCAGGATTTGAATTTAACCAATTTCCAGCACGCAGGAATGAACTTACGCTTGCCGCTCCAGACCACGACGCAGTGCTCGTACCAGCAGCCGTGAGCGTTCCGGTCTCGACCTGCTCGCCAACCCAAGAGACGGTGGACGTACCCGCTACCGTCAACACGCCATCAACGGTCGCCGCCGCATCCCACGAGACGGTCGAAGTACCGGAGATCGTCAGGTCGGACAAGGCCGCGCTTTCGCCAGTCCAACTTACCGTGCTAGTTCCAGCCGCCGTCAAGTCGCTATCGACCGTGCTCTGGCCAGCCCAGCTTACCGTCGAAGTCCCAGCGGCCGTGAGCGTGCCGGTCTCGACCTGTGTGCCAACCCAGCTAACCGTGCTCGTTCCAGCGCTTGTCAGATCGGATGCAGCCGTGCTCGCTCCATCCCATGTGACAGTCGCCGTCCCGCTTACCGTGAGATCGCTTGTCGCTGTGGCTTCACCGACCCAAGAAACAGAGGCCGTGCCAGCGCTGGTCAGGTCGCTGGCGGTGGTACTCTGGCCATCCCATGAGACGGTACTTGTGCCCGCCGAGGACCATGTGCCGGTCTCGACCTGCACGCCCACCCAAGAGACGGTAGACGTGCCTGCCATCGTGACGGTGCCGGTTTCAACCTGCTCACCAACCCATGTGACGGTCGATGTCCCGGCAGAGGTCCAGTCCGAGGCTGTGGTGGCTGCTCCTGCCCAGCTAACCGTTGCGGTGCCCGACGAGGACAGATCGCTGGTGATCGAGATATCGCCTGCATCCCAGCTTACGGTCGATGTGCCCGTGCTGGTCCAGTCGGCGGTCTGGGTGCCAGAGACTTCCTCGCCGTACCAGAGCGTATCAACCGGAGATGCAAGACCGCCGTGGGCGTTGGAGACACCAGCAGCAAAATAACACGCTGATGTTAAGTCACCAAAGTCCGTCGCATCTCCAAGTGTCGCGATCGTAATGTAATCAATATTATTATACAAAGTGGGACCAGCAACCGCGCCGCCCGAGAATGTGGCCCTTACGTGAGATGACGCCCCAGCAGAAAAACCTCTTATTACAGACAGATCGCCGAAATCTGTAGCATTGCCAACGCTCGCGATCGTAATGTAATCAATAATATTGTAGTATGTATCTCCGTTTATCCATCCGCCTGCGAATATACCGCGCGTTGTAGAAGCAGAATTTGATTCTGAGCATGATCGGGCTTGAGTAAGATCACCAAAATCAGTCGCATCGCCCGTGCTGGCAATCGTGATGTAGTCTATGACGTTTAGATCAACGCTACCTGTTGTAATGCCACCACCTATAATTCCTCTCGTAGTCGATGCGAGTCCAGATCCGTAATAAATTGGGTTGTTCAAATCACCAAAGTCTGTGCCATTTCCGGTGCTGGCAATCGTTATATATTCTATTGTGTTGGTTACATTGTACGATCCGGCAAACAGTGCGCGCGTATCATTTGCCAAAGAAGAATTACCAGCAAGACCACCTGCGCCACCAATGTCAGTAGAGTTAAAATCACCAAAAGAAGAAACATTTCCTCCAGATGAAATGTTGATATAGTAAATATCAAATGGTGCTGTCCCAGGAGAAACAACCGCGCGCGATGTCGAGGCAGATCCAGCAGTCTCCCAATCAGACACAGCAGTTGTTAGATCTCCGTAATCTGCTGCGTTTCCAGTCGATGCGATATTGAATGAATCGACAGAATACTTATTACCACCGTTAATATACCCACCAATAACCAGCGCCATTCCGCCTGTATTGCCAAACGAGTGCATGCTGGCTACAGGCCACAGCTCCCCATCGCGGCCGTACCACATGGGTTCTGGATCAAGGCCGAGACCGCCATGCGCGTTTGTCGTACCGGCAAGCGCGCCGCGAGCGCCTCCAGATAAATCTCCGAAGTCAGTAGAGTTGCCGAGCGTTGCTATGGGGGAATATGATATTACATTTGTTCCACCACCAGCAGCCGTTCGACCACCAGCATAAAGAGCGCGCGTCGTACCGCACGCGCCTGCAGATTCGTAAAATGAACCGTTGTAAAGATCTCCGTAATCTGCAGCGTTGCCTGTTGTTGCAATGGTAAAGTATTCTAAAACATTGATTGTCGTAGGCGTGGTATCGAGAGAACCTGCAACTATAATGCCGCGCGTTGAGTTTGAATCTCCCCCGCAGAAGCCTTTTGGCTGTGTCAGATCGCCAAAATCTGATGAGTTTCCTGTGGTAGCGATCGTTATGTATTCGATCGTATTGGTGTACCCGTTTCCGTTTCCAGAAAGGATGCCGCGCGTTGCGTTCTGACAGCCGTTGCTAGAATATTCAACTGGAACGCTTAGATCGCCAAAGTCTACGGCATTGCCGGTCGTGGAGATCGTCACGTAGTCCATGACGTTTTCTCCGGACGGACCATTAAGTCCACCCATGAACACAGAGCGCGTTTTGCTAGAAACAGCACCCGGCGCACGATCAATTGTCAGATCGCCAAAATCTAAACCATTTCCCCATGTGAAATAGTTTACATAGTTTATCGTGTTGCTTCCTGCAGTATTGCCTGTGATGAGCGCTCTTGTGAGACTACCTGTTCCAACCGAGCGCAGAGTTATGTCTGTAAGATCGCCAAAGTCAGTCGTGTTTCCAAGTGTAGCGACTGAAACGTATTCGATGTTATTTCTAGGTCCAACACCACCAGCAAATATAGCTGTTTCGCTGGTTGTATACGGTGAGCCTCCAGTCGCAACACCTTCCGATGTTAGATTGGTATTCGCCGTCCCACCAGAATACCCCAGGTCGAACTCGTCGTATTTGACGGTGCCGCTATCGTTATACAGGAAGGCGTAAACACGACGGCCATGGTGGTAGTAGATGTTGGCAGAGATGCCCGTGACCGTGCCCGCACGGATGGCTGTGGAGCTGTTCTGGTCTGACCATGTGGTGCCGCCGTCATCACCCATCAGGTAGATGTCGGAGTTTGACGAGTTTATATAGGCGGCGTAATTGTCCTGCGCGGTCGGAACACTATCGTATGCGAATCCTGCGACAAATGCAGCGCTTCCCGACGATCCGCTGGTCGTGATCGTTTC